TTCTTGGCGGGGCCGGTTCGGTTGCCTACGTCCGCAAGGTCGCGGCTACCGAGTGGGTCATCACCGGCGATCTGGTTGCCGCGTAATGGACATGAATAGTTGGGAAACCCAACAGCAAGCATTGCGGATTTTCATGAACGCCATCGGGGCATTCATGACCGCAATGGGCGCATCGCAAAGCTGGACCGTCATGTTTTCCGGTCTTGGCTTAACCGCAACTTCTGTTCTGTGGTGGTGGTTCTGGAATAGGGGCCGCAAGATCGTGCCCGTTATCGACACCACGCCCCGCGGGCTCTAGGAGGCATCATGGCCGACGAGTTTGAAATTTCCGGTAAGGTACTCAAGGTCGATGAGTCTCTAGGTCTCGTCATGGGGTGGGGCATCATCTCCACGGTCAAGGGCGATCCCTACTACGACCTCCAGGGAGACCATATCCCGGAGGACGTGATGCTTAAAGCCGCGCTCGATTTTATGCTGAACTCGCGCACGGCCAAGGAGATGCACGATGGGGACGCAATCGGCTCTATCGTGTTCGCCATGCCGATGACGGAAGATATCGCCAAGGCATATGGTATAGTGTGCGAGAACACAGGTTGGATGGTCGCCATGCGGCCCACGGCTGACGTTCTCGCCAAGTTCAAGTCCGGTGAATACACCGGGTTTAGCATCGGTGGTCAGTGGACGGAAGCGGAGGACGTAAGCAATGTCTAAAAAGCGCATCCTACGTGCCTTGCAAATTTTCGAGCTTTCCGCTGTGGATAAGCCCGCTCAAGAAGGCGCACGCGCCGTCATCATGAAGCGTGACGTAGCAAAAGAGATCGACCCCCTTGACACGGATACCAAGGGGCAGGGTACAAAAGAAGGTGAAATTGGCGGCGAGCCGCGCAACGAGCAGAAGGGGGACACCATGACTGACGCTGAAAAACTCGCGAAGGCTGAAAAAGACCTTCAAGACAAGGACGCGGAACTTGCTGTCCTCAAGTCCATTTCCAAGATGACGGACGCCGAGAAGGTGCATTACGAGGGTCTCGATGACGAGGGCGCTGCGGCGTTCCTCAAGATGGCCCCTGCCAAGCGCGTCACTGTTATCGAGAAGGCCGCAGAGGCCGACAAGGTAGTTTACAAGGACCTCGGTGGTCGCGAGTATCGCGCTTCCGACGCCCCGGCGACTGTTGCTCTGGCGAAAGAGAACGACGAGAACAAGACTCGTCTTGTCGAGCTGGAGAAGGCCGCAACTGAAACCGTTTTCGCGAAGCGTGCCGCTGACGAGTTGGGCCATCTGCCCGGCGAGGATGCAGTCAAGTGTGCGCTGCTCAAGGCCATTTCGTCCATCGAGGACGAGGCGACCCGCGAAGCTGCCGAAGGTATCCTCAAGGCTTCCGACGCCGGTCTCGGCGATGCCATGAAGAAGCTCGGCACCACGCTCAAGAAGGAAGGTGACGAGACTCCTGCTGACAGGCTCGACGCTCTGGCGAAGAAGTATCAGGCAGAGAACGACGGCATCTCCTACGAGAAGGCTTATGACGCCGCGACCAAGACCACCGAGGGCCGTGCCCTCTACGCCGAAGTCGTGAACGCATAAGGTTACGACTTCATCATCCGTCGTGTGCGCGAATGCAACGGCAATAAGGAGGACTACAAATGGCAGTTCAAGACCCAGGCGTTGATATCACGTTCGAGGCTGGCTCCGATCTTTCGGCAGGTCAGTTCAAGTTCGTCATTCAGGCTGCTGGCGATGGTCAGGTTGATCTGGTGGGTTCGGCTGGTGGGGACGCGATGGGCGTCCTTCAGAACAAGCCCGCCGCGGCTGGTCGTGCGGCTCAGGTTCGCGTCTCTGGCGTGAGCAAGGTTGTGGTTGGCACGGGCGATGTTACCCGCGCCGCCAAGGTTCAGTCCGATGCAACTGGCAAGGCTATCGTCGCCGCCTCTGGCGATCATGTTCTCGGCTATGCACTGGAAGCTGGTTCTGCTGGCGAAACCGTCCGCGTGCTTCTGGTCAGCCATTTCGCCATCCCGTAGTAGGGTAGCGAATGTGAGTTACCCCCCGCCGTAGGTGGCGGGGGGAGACTACCGAAACCGGCGATGGCATCGCCGTAAACGATAAGGGAAAGAAGGGGGGCACTACCATGCAGCCGACTCCAGGTGACGTGCATTATTCACGTCCGTTGACGAATATCTCTGTCGCATACGTTCAGGATGCGACGAGCTTTGTGGCTGACCGGGTGTTCCCGAACATTCCGGTCTCCAAACAGGCGGATCGTTATTGGACCTACGACCGTGGGTACTTCTGGCGGGACGAAATGGCTCTCCGTGCGCCTAGCACTGAGTCCAGCGGCTCGGGCTATACCGTGGACAATACGCCCACGTACTACGCCCCGGTCTATGCGTTCCATCACGATATCCCGGACGAGGTTCGCGCGAACAGCGACGATCCTTTGAACCCGGACCGTGAATCCGCGATCTTGGTGACTCAGAAGGCGCTTATCAAGCGCGAGAAGCTGTGGGTCACAAAGTTCTTCGCGAACTCGCTTTGGACCACGACCATTACCGGCGTGGCTTCTGGCGAAGATAACTCCACAACGAAGCGTCAGTGGAACGATGCGGCTTCGACGCCCATCGAGGACGTTCGTGTTGGCGTAACGACTGTGCTGGAGTCCACGGGCCTCGCCCCGAATACTCTGGTCATGGGCCGTCGCGTTTGGGACGCTCTTATCGACCATCCTGACGTTATCGACCGCATCAAGTATGGTCAGACTGCCGGTGGTCCCGCTATGACGACCCAGGCCGTCGTGGCCGCGCTCATGGGCGTGGACCGCGTGTTCGTGATGACCGCCGTCGAGAACTCGGCGGTTGAGGGTGCGACCAACGTGTTCGCATTCATCGGTGGCAAGCACGCTCTGTTGTGCTACTCCGCTCCCGCTCCGGGCATCATGACACCGACCGCTGGTTATACGTTTAGCTGGCAGGGCTTCCTTGGTTCGACCAACATGGGTTGGCGCATCAAGAGGTTCCGTCAGGAGCGCATCAACAGCGACCGCGTGGAAATCGACATGGCGTTCGACCAGAAGCTCGTCGCCGCCGACCTCGGCTACTTCTTCTTGACGATGGTCGCCTAGTCAGGCACCACGAGTTAAGGGGGGATGGATAATCTTCATCCCCCCACTCGACCCCGACAATGGAAGGAGAAGTCCATGCGTGATGCATACAAGCGGGAACGAATCCACACTGCGGGCAACTTTGTCTGCCGTAAGGATTTCAAATGTTCCGGTCGCTCTTACTCACGGGATCAGGTTTTTGACTGGCGGAAAATGTCGCTCTCTGAGCGGCGTGTTCTCCAGCTATGGGATGGTCGCTTCATTGCCCCCGAGGAAACCATCGCTGACGAAGCCAAGGACCGCGAAGTGAAGGCCGAACGCCGCCAGAAGGAAGATACCGCGATTTACGAATCTCGCAAGCGGGCGCAGAACCCCGAGGCGGACGTGAAAGCGGACAAGGAAGAAGCCGTTGAGGCAGAAGTCGCAGAAGTTACAGAGCCCTCGGACGAGGACAAAGAGGACATGAAAGCGGACAAGCCGAAGCGGGGTCGCCCGAAGAAGTTTTACGATATCTAGCTCGCGCCTTTCAGTTTGGGGAGGGAACCGGGGGTCGCAGGGCTAAAACGCCAAGCGATCCCCTTCTTTTTAGGGTGAAGCATGACGGTTGTTGTAAACGATGCAAGTCAGATACACCTTATTACTAAGGACTTGGAAAAGTTCGCGGGGAAGGCTGTAGTATCTCAGGTATCTAAGGTGGTCACGGCCCTACACTATGGCACCCCCGTTGCTTCGGGACACGCTCGTAGCAACTGGCTTACTACGGTCGGGGCTCCATCCGAAAATATCGTTGGCACCAAACAGTCCGTCAACTCGGAAGCATGGCGAGCCGGATTGGCCCGTCTATACAAGTGGCAGTTCGGCCAGGGGGACATTTACATCGCGAATAACGTGCCGTATATCGGGCGTCTGAACTCCGGTTGGTCGAGCCAAGCTCCCGCGGGATTTGTAGAAGCGGCGCTCGCCCGGACAGCAGTGACCAGTACGGCTCTCGGAGGATAGCAGATGCCAGAACTCACAACTCTCAAGCTGGCGCGGGATGCTGTCGAGGCCAAATGGATCACCGATTGGGCCACCA